TTTACATCTGATGATGCCATCCTATTCTCCTAAATTACTATTAAGCGTCGGCGAATGGTGTTACTAAAGTTCCTGAACCTAGTGTAATACCTTCAACTGCATATTTAGCAGAAGCTATAGCAGTAACTTTAATAATACTACCAGCTAATCCGCCTTTAGTAGAACCGTTTAAGGTTATAACGTCATTGCTTGCGCCTGATATAAATGTTTTACCTGTAGCGTTATTTACACCTGTGTAAAGTCCACCTACAAACTTATCAGTTCCATCAGTTAAAATATCCATATCTGTAGCAGCAGTCTCTACTACAAAAAAGAAACTAGCACCTAAGTTATTAAGTTGATTAGGATCGTCGTCTCTTTCTGGTGCTGTAGCAACAATGCTTGGTAAAGTAAATTTACCGTCTGCGTCGTTACAAGTAAGAACTTTACCTGCGTGAGCTGCTACTGTAAGTGTAGTATCTGCTGTCAAGCTTACTACCGTTGCGTTACCTGCTGAAATAAAACCAGCTAATGATCTTACTGGTCCTGAAAATGTTGATTTTGCCATAATTAAGTCTCCTTAATACTCTATCGTCTTGGCGAGTCTGCTAGGTCAGTCGATAGATTAATTGTTTCTCCCTAGGTCTTTTGTCATTCTATATTATTAATTTTAAAAAAGAAAGGGAAGCCGAAGCCTCCCTTTCTAATAAGAAAAGTTATTTACGCTCCTGGTGAACCGAAGATTCCTCTCCAGTCACTAAACCCAAAGCTATAACGCTCTCTAGCCTTATATCTTACATTACCAGTTTCGAAGTCACCTTCCATGCTGGTTGATACAGGTGTTCTAACGAAATGCTTTAAGCCATTAGGCACGTCTGTTTTGATGAAGAACGCATCAGTATCTGTTAGATAATGATTGACTGCGTAGCCTCCAGAAACCATACCCATGTTTCTTATTGCATTTATGTCGTTATCAGAGGTGTTAACTCTTCCAGGACTTTCCATGAGTCTATCAGCTGTAAATTGTAGCGCAGGTGGAATAATTAACTTAGTCGCCTGTGCGTTAATTTTTAGACCTCTTTCATCTTGGAAAGCAGCAATATCTATCAATGCTTGTTCTAAAGATGTTTCATTAAGGTCAGCGGCTGTAGCCAACTCATTTCTTTGATCAATGTTTGCAACAGTTGGGTGATCAGTTGCACAAAGTTCTTTACCGTCACCTCCAGGAAAACTGGAGTTGAAAGCATTATTAAGAACATTGGCTGCTTTTACCTGTTTTGTTGTAGACATTGAACGAGCTAAAGCTCTTGTATACCTTGAGGAAAGAGTATCATAAAGATTATCTTCTATAGCTTCTTCAGTTAAAGCAAAAGCTAATGCAACAGTTTCATGTGAATACCTTGCTGTAAAAGCTTCTTGCGCTGTGTCGTAAACAACTGCAGCACCTTCACCTTTAACAGAAGCTTCACCGAAGCCTGTTAGCATAACTTCTTCTTCAAAAGCTCTTTCTGAAGTTTCAGTATCGAAGATTTCTTCATGTTCGTTTTCGTAACGATCATACTCTAAACCAAAAAGTGCGTGTAGTCCAGGAGTCAACTCTTTGACTAATTGTGCTCTATTAATTGCCATTATTTATTCTCCTAAATTAGACCGCAAATGTATTGGTCGGGAATGTGAAGTAAGCTCTAGCATTAGCACCTATCGAATTACTTGGAGCTAAATTAAAACCTACACATAACGCTACACCAGAGGAAGTAGTTGCAGTAACACCTTCTTTTGATCTACCATTGACAGTGCTGCCAGTTGTAGTTGAAAGAGTGTACTTACTTCCGATAAAACTTACTGCAGGAGTTCCCGCTGTAAATTGAGCTTCGTAAACGATTCCAGGATCGTTATAAACCAAAGCCTCGGCATCCGCACTTCCTTGAGTAGCAGTTGAGCCAGTCCATACTTTAGAAAAAGTAGGCTCGCCGTCGGTCGCTGTGAAAAACACACCATAAAAAACACCTACAGGAGTGTCAGTAGCCCCCGCTTGTTGTACATAACCACTAGATAGTGTAACTACGTCTCCGCTAAAAATTGAAGTACCGTAGCCACTAGCGATTCTCATACGAGCAGGTCTAATAACTCCTCCATATAAATGGTAAGCTGGCGTGAAGCCATTTGGGGCATCTGTATTTGCCATATTATATACCTCTATATAAAATTATTATTAATCAGACGACTTATCAGGTCGACTTCCAAATTGAACCTTAGATGATCTTTGGATATCGCTATCTTTTAAAGGCATCTTCGGATCGCTTTCTCGCAAATAGTTATGATCTACACCATTAAGTTGATCACTTGTTTGTTGTCTAAAGTAATCATTTCTTTCCTCTTTGGTTTCGTTCGGAACTTTTGCTAATATCAAACCACCAACCCCTATTACACCACTTCTGTTTCCACCTTCTATAGTTGGAGCTTCGAAGTCAGGATAATCTTCTGCTCTCACAGGTTCATATCCCTCTCTAATACGTTTTGACATATTAGATTTATCATCTTGTCCTCTTACAGATTCACGGATCCATCGATGACTATAGCCATCAGGTGCTTTAGGTGCGTCTAACATAGACGGTGGTTGCCATGGTTTTCTGCGAGTTTGAGTTTCTCGAGTCTCTGCAGACCTGGAGTTTCTATTATTGTTATCTGTCATTTTTATACTCCTTGCTCAATATGTTTTGCATATTCTTCTAGTGGCACGTTAAGTCGTTTTGCTATCGCTACTTGACTTGGCGTGAGTTTTATTTTGCGCGCATTTTTCTTACCTGTAGCACCTCTGCTACTGGCAGCAACCTGTTGCGTGGGGGCAGATTGCTCTTCCGAAAACTTTTGAGGAAAGTATTCTCTTATTTTAGAGTCTACTCTATCGTAATAAGTATCACTATGTGGATCTACGCCTTCTTCTACTAACATTTTATGTATTCCAAAAGCAGCGTATGTCATAGCTTCGTCTGTTCCAAACCATTCATTTCCAGGTTTATTAGCCCAAGCTTCAGCTTTTGGATCTGGTGGCGGAGTTGCTTGATTAAATTCAGGAACTTGAACTTCTTCCTCATTAGAAGTTTGTCTTGCTTGTTGCTGTGCAGTAAGCCTTTTAAGGTTTTCAGCTTCCGCCGCACTTCTTGAAAGTAATTCTGTCGCACTAGCAATATCATCTACATTTCCTGTTTCTTGAGCCACTCTTAAATTGTTTTTGGCTCTTTCAAGATCCGATTGTATACGATTGTCGTATTCTTTGAAAAGAGAAGAATCAGAATTTTTTAATTTTTCTTTTAATTCTGTATTATCTTGATGAATAGTTTGTGCGTAATTTACTGCTTCATCTCTTTGTCTTTCAGCTTCTCTCATTTTATAAGTTAGTTTATCTATACGTTTTTGTACGCTTTCACTAATCTTATCTAATTCTTCTTCTGCTGCAGATTCTTCTACCACTGGTTCTTCTATAGCCATAGGTGCTGAATCATCTACGTCAGCTTCTCTTATATCCACTTCCCCTTCAGGAAGTTCTAATTCTATTTTTTGTGCTTCTTCTTGCATGGTTGTCTCCACGATTATGATAATATATCTTCAGGATTATTAATAACAGCTAAAATTTCGTCGTCATTTAAAAGGCGCATATCGCCACCTTCTATTCTAAAACGAGCTCCAGCGTATCTTCCGAATATAACCCAGTCCCCTTCTGTACACCAAGCTCCATCTGGAAACTTGTTTTCGTCTTTATAAGCGTCAGGTCCAAGCCTAACTACATAGCCAACTACAGTTGCTAATCGTTCTTTATCAACTGTTTGTTTTGCTAAATGTATTCCACTTTTTGTAACAGACGGCGTAGAAAAAGGAAGGATTAATATCCTATATCCTGTAGGGTGCGGTAATTTTTCCGTGTGCGAGTCTAATGTTTCAACAGTTAACCCAGCTTCCTGTTCTTCTACAGGTGGGGTACTACCAAAATTATCTACTCGATTTGGAACAGTATCAGTCATCTATATCCTCCATATTAGATTGTACAGTTTGAATTTCCTGCTCCGCTATATTCAAACCTGCTATTTCTCCGACCACTCTTTGGTATTGTTCAAAATCTTGAACGCTACCAGTAGCCAATGTAAGCGAAAGATCATCTTTTCTCTTTCGTATTTTTTGGAGCAAGTGCTCCATTACTTTTACAAAATCCACTAATTATTTAATGTATTTATAATAAAGTAATCCTTTAGTCTGACCATATCCAGCTTTCATCTGAGATTCTTCACCAGTAACTTTATCATCTTTGATAATAAGTTTACCAGCCTGTACCTCTTGTGTTTTAGTATCGTCTTGTACAGCAGGGTTTGCCATAGAAGAAGATTTAGACATCGACTTAGGTGCTGGGTAGTCATCGTTATTAAAATATTTATTCATAACTATTCCTCTCTAGTTGATTGTTTTACTGTTTGTACCAGTTCATTAAAATTCTTTTCTACTTCTCTTTCGTTTTTCATTTCAAGTTCTTGTAAGTCTATCGCAGTTTTAACTTCTTGTGCATCACGGTTTGCATCTATACGTTCCATTTCTAGTTGTGCATTTATTTGAGCTTTTTGCATTTCTAGTTCTGCTTTACGTTGTTCACTCATTTCTTTTTGCATTAACTCATCACGTTCTTGTTGTAATTGTTGTTCAAACATTTCACGTTGTGGATCGCTTTGTGCCATAGCTTGTGCTTGTGCCATAGCCTGTGCTTGACCTGTAACTTGTTGTGTTGCTGTAGCAGCGGCTACTGCGATTTCATTCATCAACTCAGGAGGCATAGGTTGGTCTAATGGAGGCAAAGGTTGTCCTATTGCTTGTTCTATTTGTACCCTATATAACATAGCTTGGTGTTCTTGAATATTAGCCCCAATAATTTGTAATATTGCTGGGTTTTGTTGAGCCATAGGGTTTTGTAAAAACGCACTATGAGCGGCTATGTAAGCTTCATGGTTTTGGAATTCGTATGCTTTTATAGGCTGTCCAGTTATAGCGGCTTGTTGTTCACTTACTGGATCCCGTGGAGGAACTTCTTCTTCAGCAGGTAATATAGAATCTATATCTTTTACGTTTAAAGCTAAATACATTTTTCTATAAGCTTCGCGTAAATTATGTATATCAGGAGCCGCTTGCGCCATTTGTAATTGAGTTTGCGCTAAAACAATCCTTTGTGTCATACTAAAAATATTAGGATCGCTAACGGGTATAACATCTACTGATCTATCAAAATCTGTTCGAAAAACATTAGATGAAGCTCCTTGTACAGAATAAGGATATTCTGGAGGCAGTGTTTCACTAAATACTCTTTTTAATATTTTAAATTCTTGACGCTGTGCGTAATGTAAACGTTTATGTATTGCAGACATAACACGTTGACCTTTTTCTAATAATGCTACTGTTGTGCCTACAGGTGCTTCTGAATTACCATCTCCTGTAGGTTGTTCGATAGTTGCAGCAAATTGCTTGCCTGAGTCTATTAATAACCCTAATAAATTAGTTAAAGTTGCACTTGGTTCTTTATAAGGTAACGGTAAAAATGAATCTGCTAATCTTCCTCCTGGAACATCAACATCCCTAAATTCTCCAGGTTGTAGTGGGTCGTCATGTTTTTGAATATTTAACCCTCTAGCTTTAAAACCTGCTGGTAAATTAGAAAGCGTACCTGCGTCTATTAATTGTCTTAATATCGCTGTTACGGATCTGGTCAACCCGCCCATCATGTGAATTAAGCCAAATCCATAAAACCCTAATCCAGGCAAAAATTTAAAGTGGGTGAAGTGCTCTATCTTTTTGCGCATTGGATCGTTAGGATCATAATTTGGGCGGATTGCCAGAATGTCATTGGTATCTTTACAAACTGTTACGATATACGGCAACGCTATACCTGTTTCTTCACCATTTGCGTCTTTATCTTCAAAACCTTCTATATCTAAATCAACATGTATCTCTAATAAAGTAAATTCTTCGTTTTGTGCTGTTCTTGAAAGTCCTTCTATTTCATCAAACTTATCGTCAAGTTCTGTTCGATAAGATTCGGACGGTTCTGACATAACTTTATCTCTATAAAAGCCAGATATTTGTAATTTACGTAATTCATTTTCTGTCATATACATAACATGCGTAATTCTTGGCGCAGTTAGTAAATCTACAGCGTAATATGGAACAACAAGGTCTTCTGCTTTTATAAATCGTGAAGTTGCGCGTCCTAAAGACGGATCGTAATAAATTTTCTTAAATGCTGAACCTGATAACGGTAAATAAAATAATAATTGATCCATTTCTGGATCGAACTCTTCCATTTTATACGTAATTTGATAATTCATGAAGTTTTTTACACGATTTGCCTTTTCTAATTTAGCATCGTTACTTACTCCAAGTATTTCTACGTCAACTGGTCCGCCAGCAGGCAATAATTCTTTATAAGCTTGCGATTGAAACTGAGTTACGGCTTCAGAAAGTATAGGATGGTGTACTCCTGAGGCTCCTTCGAATGGTTCTGAACGTTCTTCACCTCTAATCCCTAATAAATCTAATCCTTTACTAAATGTTGTGTACCAATCGTCCCTAGAATTTAAATCGTCTTCGTAATATCCGATTAATTCTGAAGCAATTTCTTGTAAAGTTGATTCGTCTAGTGTTTCTGCGATATTTTCGCCAAAAGCAATATTGTTTTGTTGGTCAGGATCAAAGCCTATAGTCGCTGAACCATCTTCTGCTATAAATACTTCTGTATTTTGTGGATCCATCATAGGAGGCTGTTCGATTTCTATATCTAACTCGCCTTGCTCTATCGGAATTACCGAAAAAGGTTGTCTTTCTATAGCCATATATGCAAACTCTACTACTTATTTAATTAATAATAAACCCTTTGACGTCTTGGGTAATCATACTCGTCTTCGTAATCGGTCGAAAGACTTAAAAAACCACCTTCTCTAAACCTAGCTAACGCTAAAGTTGTAGCGTCTACTAGATCATCGTTTTCGCCACCAGGAAAATCAGAAACTTCTTCCATTAATTCCTCACCCCAACGATTATCAGGTACCCAAATCCTGCCGTCTTGAAATATTGGGCTCACTGCATTAAGTCTTGCAATTTTATCTTGCCCTTTTCCTGGAGAAAATGTATTTACAGGTATACCGATCCTTCTTAATTCTTGTACTAAAGGTATCCCCGACGCTTTTGATTCAATAATTACTGTATCTGGATCCCAATAATCATATAAACGTAACGCTTCATTTTTTAATTCAGGAAAATCGAACCGTTCTTTAATACAATCTAATAAAATTAGGTGCGCTTCGTCGCCGTTATACCGTTCTTCGCCTATTTGTCCCTCTGGGTACCAAACTCCCCACGTAGTTATAGCTGTAAAATCGGCTCTTTCTGATTTTAAAAAGGCTGTATCGTAACTTTGTATTAAATATTCGCAAGGAGGTGGCGTATCTTCTTCCCAAATTTTAAACCAATCTTTAGGAATTATAGAAATACCTTCACCTGTTGGTCGCTGCATATATTGCGACGCCCATTTCGACGGGCTAACCGATGCTTTTATAGTTTTTAATTCTTCTAATGACCAAAAGTTTTCCCATAATGATTTACCGCTTGGTAAAATTGCAGGAAACTCTATTAATTTCCATTGGTCTGCACCTTCGTCTTGTGCCATTTTCTTAATTAAACGACCCGTTAAATCTTTTTTCGACCAACGTGTCATTACTATTACGATTGCACCTCCAGGTTGTAGTCTTTGTCGTGGTCCCGACATAAACCATTCGTACGCTTC